CCGATCCAACATTAGTTCGTTAATTCGAACTATGCTCTGGACCGGAGGACCTTTCGACGGGTTGACATCCGTCGAATGTATTCTGAGCGCAAGCTTACTATATAATCCAAGGGTGCACTATCACAGGTCAATGTAGTGATACATTGATATTGTGCTAATAACACCAAAAGAGGCGAGTTAGGTAACTACCTTTCCTTTAACCTAGTCCCAGGTGCCACATCTCCTTTACAGCGTTAGTACTGTCTAGGTCGAATCGAATTAACGAAATACTAAGAACTCATGAAAACTTTTGATTTTCGCGAGCGCTTGGTCTCCGTTAACTGGCAGAAGATTTTGGAAGATCTTCACCGCCTGTCAACATCCTTTAACCGGATGTTGCTGGTGGTCCTTGGGAGGTATACGAAAGGATGGTCCATAACTGCTTTCACAGTCGCAAAACGCGTTCACCATCTATATAGAAAGAATGGTGCTCGCTTTTGTTCATCGTACCTTAAGAATTCATCGACTCAGTTGCATAACTATCTTAGTTATACGCAGAGTGATGAACCTTATAGGCCGATGATGTACGGACCCCGATGTTCTACTACTCGCCGAGGGTTGCCAAGGATTATACTCCCGAAACATCGTAAGATAATTCGAGAGTGTGGCCCAGACGCAATAACTACTGTAAGGTGTTATCTAACGTTGTTCGGATTTTACCGAACATATATAGATACCAAGAAAGTAGCTAACCTGAAAGCTATAGAGCAAAAGGGAGGTCTAATTAAACAAACTGGAGAGGAGAAAGTCTACGACACTCCAAACCTTGTTAAGGGAAATCATGACGTGACTGAAGATATTTATCTTTGGTTCGAACAGATTTTCCCAAAATTAGCAATGGGAACACTAAAATCGGTTTTTCCGACTGAAGTGCGACTAGGTTTTAATTGGATCCCGTCATGGTCAGGTGGTCCTAATACGCGAAACACGCCACTTAGGACCTCTGTCAATGTTTTGAGGTTTGATGCGGGTCATTGGTTATTTAGTCTGATGGAGAGTTTTAAGACCTCCCGTCCTGAAGAAAACACATTCTTCAAGATGATAGGGATCTTTTACCCTCCTAGACTAATTAATTTACCAACGAAACCGTTGATACCAACATCACCAGAACAGTTCATGAACCTTCTGGCGGTGTTATCACCTCCAAACAAAGGGAGATGGGGCACTTTAGGGCTAAAACGAGAAGGAGGAGGTAGGTTCGGGTATTTGCTATGTTGGACTCGATCCGACAAGCAATGTTGCGACCGTTGCATCATTGGCTGATGTCTGTTTTACAGTGCATCACTAATGATGGAACGTTCGACCAAATCAAACCCCTTGTCAAGTTACGGAATAAACAGTTGAAAGACTTGTTTAGTTTCGACTTGACCTCGGCGACAGATCGTTTTCCAATGTTCTTGCAAGGAAGTATCCTTACAGGTTTCTTTGGTCACAATATGGCGCTAGCCTGGCAGTATGCCATGGAGTTGCCTTTTGAAGTTCCCTTCTTAAAGAGCAAACCCGTGGTTAAGTTCTCG